CTTTCTTTTCGAGTGAAAAAGTAACAGCAGTTATAACCGGGTATGAGGTTGATGGTGATTGGGTACCTGATCCCGATGCTGCGGCATCGTATGTTTGAAGATCGGCATCAACATCGAACTCAAGCTGGTGTGAGGCGGAGTATGCTGGCTTTAGATATTGAGAGGCTGTATAGCTGTAGAGTATAGGTTCAATCCTTACTCCTGACCGTAGAACTTCATTCATCCCCAGGAGCTTTGCCTCTGTTCCTCCTATGGCTGCAGACTGTACTGATATCTCAAACTCAGAGTCTGAAGGGAACCCTTGCTGTAAGATCGGTAGGGCGGTGGGTGAGTCGGGGGTTGTTAAGTTTCCTAATTCGTCTACAATGTAAGATATCACAATAGCGTTGGCTTTGTTATGCTCGGGTGAGAAGCCGGATATGTAGTCAAATATACAGAAGTAGGGAGTGGTGTGTTCTATTACTGGTGTTTTACCGTAAGACTTATCTCCGTCTCTAAATTTATTAATTAACTGTCCGGTTAGCTGCTTACCCCCGTACCGGCCGCTGATCAGACCCGGGCTTGTGTGGAGGAGTTCTTGAACGTCTGCTCGCTCGGCTATATTATTCCTAATTGCAACTATGTTTACAGGAATATTTGGATTGGTAGAATAGTCAACTTTTTGAACGTTGGCGGTGTTAGCTGGGGTAACGGCGTTGTTGAAGAGGGCATTAAAGTCAGAGTTATCAAAGTTTTCTGAAGTATAAGGTTCAAAGATAGTACTAACTGCAGTTTGGTTTGATCCGGAGATATTACTGCCACCGACTGTTACGTCAAAGATATAGGAATCGCTTAGTTCCTGCCTTCCATAAATTCTGTATGTAAGAGTCGCGGACGGAGTATTACCCACTCTACTTGTATGTGGTATAATAATTTCTTCAACGCTCTCAAGCTGTTTTGTAATATCAGCTCCGTTAGCGCTAGTTTTGCTGATCCTAAGCTTTCTAACGTCAAAATATGTTACTGGAAATACGGGCATTTATGTTTACTTTTTATGACGATGCTACAGGGGTGTCAACAAAGTATACACCTTCTTGTATCCAGATATAAATATCTCCGGCTGGAATACTGCCAGCCAGTGATGTTGCGTCGGTTGTATTAATGACGTCAAAAGTTAAAAGGGGCTGTTCCATCTTTTTAAATGGATTATTAACATTTAGACTGCCGGTATATAATCTTAAATTTGATCCCCCTAATTCACCGTTGATAGTCTCTTCGTTAGCATTGAAGATTTTAATCACCGGTCCTGATGGACTTCGTAGGCTTTGACTGTGGGCGGTGCTATAGTCGGCTAACACTCCTCCGTTTGATCCGGTTATAAAGGCGGTATCAATTGAGCTTGTGTATTCAGGTCTTGTTCCCGAGGATTGTACGGACTTTACCTTGCTTCTATTTAAGATGTGAGGTTTTATAATTATCCCCGAAGATGTGATATCCCGGGCAGGTACAAAATCTTTAACCATCTTAAAAAGTTGATTATCGAAGAATTTTATTAACCTCACAAAGTCGCGTACGTCGTAGGCTGAAGAGCCTGAGAGTATTGTTTCTGCTACTCTGTTTAAATTTCCGTACGTATCGTTGCTGTATCCGGACTGGTACAGGTACCTGGGATCACCAATGTATTGATCTAAATCAAAGCTCGAAGTTATACTGCTGCTTATAAAATTATCTAAATTGTAAGCAGGAGAGAATCCTACCTCTACGATGTTTAGATCTTGAGTGTACTTCTTATTGTTTTGCTGAATTGTAGAATAGTACGATAGAGTGTTTCCTGAGGTGATGCTTCCGGTGTTGTCTAGTCTGATATTACTCCCGGTTAGTGCAGTAGGTCCGAAATAAGGAGTAGGAGTTAAAGTATTCACACCTCCGTAAGTTCTTACTTGAAGCGATCCACTTGGAATACCGAAACAGTTAATAAGAGCTCTTAAACCTCTTTCAGTACCCTTGGACTTGATAAGGTAAGGTAAGTTGTGGTAGATTCTTTTGTAAGTCTCTGCAAGTAAATCTCTATCAGGTGTGGGTAGGTTTGATGCAGTTACAAATGAACTTATCTGCTCGGATCCGCTATCGTAAAACTCACCTAAGAACAGCGAGCTTAGATTAGCGATTGAAAAATTTGAGCTATAAAGTTTAACTCCAAAACTCTTCAGAACCTCCCCTATTAAGTCTTTTGATATCCCGTAGTCTATTCTATTGTCAGCATTGTACTTATCGGTTACAGCTCTAGCATATACCCACAAGCTGTCAAAATGCTGACCTAGCATGTTTAGGAACAATGAATACGGAGCATTAGAAGTGTCCTGTCTGATAAACTCAGGAACCGTGTAGACTAGGCTACTCTGATTTACCTCATCATAAAGTGAGGCGACTAGTGACTGTGAGTTATACCAGTTAACTGCCGTAGCGTTACCAACCGGCAGGTTTACGTACGGTAAGGCACTTCCTGATTTTGGCCAAGTAGAGCTAGAGCTTTCAAAAAATAGATAGTTATCGTACCCATCAAATTTCTCTATTACACCCTTAACTAAGTTTTGATAAAACGTTACGCTTGTAGAAGAGGCTAGGGATGCGGTTGTACTAAGTGCTGTACTGATTGCGTTAGATGCGCTGTTGTAGGTCTGTATTAATTCGAGTTTATGTGCGAAATTGTTTAACCTCTCTTGAGCTGAGGAGAAATGAACAAAGTTACTGTAATCAGCGTAGTCAATATTTATTTCGGCTCCGCTCTGACTTACTTGATTTAGTAACCTATAGTAGCTGCTGGTGACTGGGAAGAGATATAGCTGATTGTAGTCTAGAAATTCAGTTGGTTGAGCTGACTGTCCGTCGAGTTCTGATGTGAAGTTAGGGCCTCTCAGAATGGGGAATACTTCCGCATCCGGCTGTGTTACAGCTTCAATACTGTAATTTACACTATCGCTTACTACTTCTACTAATCTAAAGTTTACTTTGGTGTTAATTGCAGCCGGTAGGGGTTCGTAAAGCTTTATTACGATATTTCTATCGCTATCTACGTTTACATTTATCCCTATTAAAAGGGTACCGTTTAAAAAATTTAACCTAAAATCGTAGAAGTAGGTTGATGTATTTAACTCTCTTTGAAGTTCAGCTATAGCAAGCAGCAGCTCAGGGACTTCTTCTAAAGTCTTAGCTTTTATTTCCGTTCTATCGGGAGAAATTTCTGAAATGAATAAGCTTACGTCTGAGATATTCCTTAAGAAGTTGTACAGTAGAGAGACTCCTCCTTGATTGTAGCCTAGAGTTTGACTATCTTGAATAGGGTCAATATAGAGAACGCTAGTTCCTTCCTTGCCCGCGCTTGCCGAGTTACCTAGCTCCTTGTATCCGGTGTAGTTTGGAATTAACTGAAGTAAAGTGTTGTCTTGAGCGTATATCGATAGCTCGATAAGGTCAGTTGTAGAGTTAAACTCAGAATTAATAATATACTGATCTACTAACCCTGTATCTTCGGCTGAGTAGCTGTTAATTCCTTCTACATTTGGAACTTCTTCAGTTAATATGTATGTAGTTTCTGCCATTAGACTTCTGATTGTTGAACTGCCTGTGCACTAAGTTTTACTATTTCAGTACTACTTTCTAAAAGCTCTTGACGGAGTTGTGCGATCTCGTCTAGTAAGGGTTGAATTTCAGCTGACTTATCCTCAGAAGAGTATACTTCTGAGCTTCTCTTTACTAGGTGTTCGTGGGAGTTGGTTTCTCCCCTTATGGGAATAGTAAAGAATAACTTATCGTAAAGTCTAAACAGTTCTTGTATTGTGTCTGGATCCTGTTCAGGAACCGGTTCTACAAAGGTTTTGAAAGACCTGTCAACGACTGCGTTAAATTTATTGCGATCTAGAACAGTCCTACTTAAACGTATTTCTTCAGCCATTTCTTACAATTTTGAATACTTGACCTTCATCCACGATAGTAGTTGATCCTCCGATCTCAGTCTTGATAAGGACTCTGTAGTGCCTTTCAGGCTCTAGGCCTCCCATATGAATATCAAAGTAGCTGCTAGAGGTACTAGTGCTAATCTTTGTAAATAGGGTGTCAAAGTCAACCACCATTTCGTGGGTGTTCTCGTCTCTTAACCCCCAGTAGGAGGTGGCGGGCAGTCTAAAATTAGTTAGGTAGCTTGATGAAGTTGCAAACGTTCTAGCTGGGTATTTAGGTCTTACGTTAAGTTCAAATCTCTGTCTACCTTGGTCAGCATATTCTCCTCTGTTATTTTTTAGCTTAATGCTAGCGTTAGGATCAGTGATGGTGGTAAGTCCTGATAGGTACTGGGAGTCATCCCATTTAATTTCAAGGCAGGGTGGGTAGATGGTGTGGGTTAAGTGGGAGAAGTACCGTAGGAAGAGTTGACGGTTATTACTGTAGGCTGCAAACTCAGCACTGCCAGAGATTTTAAGTAAAAAACCGGCGTTGTCTATACTACCGTCATACTGTGCTTTTACTCCTTCGGTGACGTTAATGTTTAAGTCGTGAGTTGAATTTACAGTATGAGACTGGTACATATTAAAAACATACCCGGGTGTATCTGTGTACCATGCACCACCGCCGGGTTCACTGCTGGAGTAAGAGGTAACAGTTTCTCCAGCTATACTATCAGAAGTCCAGTTGTTTGACCCTGATGATTGAGTAAATACCCATGAAACTCCGCTAGAATTCTTGGGTGTATCGTTGTATTTTCCGTTTCCTGCTACCCAGGTTGTGAGTGTTGCACCGGGAACGTACACTGGATATGCTTCAACTGTGTAAGAGTCAGGGACTTCGTTTGCGCTTGCTAAAGAGAGCCTTAGTGAGGCGCTAAAGCTTGTAGCTGGCCGGGTTGAAGAAGAGATAAATGTCTCTAGTACTTCAGTTATTTCAGATAAATCAAACTGTATAAGAGCTCTATTTACGAAAGAATCTGTGCCTACGGAGTAGGAACCTAACTCTAAAATCTCATCCCTACCGGTGTTCATTTCCGGATACTGGGAGTAGAGAGTTGCTGTCTTTTCGGGGAAAATTTTATAAATTGACATCTTATAGTGTTGTTACTCGTCCGATTATATCCGTGTCTGGGAATTTTACTTCAAAGATACAGGGGTCGTAGGAAGGATAAACGGTATTGTTTCTGGTTGCTCCTTTGATATCGTATCCGTACTGAGAGTAGCTACCTCCAACCTTGTTAGTGACTTGTATACTCTGAACTGTTTGGACTCCTTTGACTCTGTCTAGTAGCGGGAAGAGACTAGATAGGTTGATGCTTTGGTTAATATTCCATTTTTCTATTGCAAAAAAATCTTTAAGAACTTTGGTGCAGTTAAATAGCACATCTCTTCCTGCAAAATTAGGTAATACTATAATCTCGTAAGTAATTCCTATATTCACTATAAAAGCATCTTTTATATTAACTGCATCCGTAATCATCTTATACTGCCCTAAGTAAGTCTTTAAATTGGACTTTAAGGTAGCGCTAGATGTAGCGAGTTTTTTATTCCCATCGTATGATAGGATATAAAGAGATAGGGAGAGAGGATTACTATCAATTATGCTATCAGTCGTAGAATTACTACTCGTTAGCTGATCTTGTGTTACATAAGTTTTAGCTACTGTACCAAATTTAGGAGGCATTGAAAGAGCGCGGACAGCATAGTCATCTCTTGTTACTGTTCTTAACTGTTCGTTAAAACTTCTAAGTGAGTTCTGCCTGATTTCTTCAGAAGTATCTCCATCCCTACCACCGTCTGCAGGATTAGGATTTGTAAAAAGTAGACTATTTGCTGAACCTGTCACAGTTGCTGTTACTGAGGAGGCTAGTATAGTTGTGATGGTATCTGAAGGTACGTTAGCTTCAACACCACCGCCTGTAAGATATCTGATGGTGAGAGTTGTGTTTGCGGGTGCTAATCCGTAAGCTCCAGTATACATAAAGTTGGAGGGGTCATAGGCGGTGTCGATTTTTGACACACCTATAATCTGGTCTCCTAAGCCTACATTGGTAGGGTCTGGTGTTATTATGGAGTCGCTCTGTCCTGATGTACCTGCTCCGAACTGTACCTGAAGAGTGCCTGTAGATGTAAACCTGGTAACAAATCTTCGAGGTACTTTTTGTACCTGCAAGCTGTAGGGTGTGGTGCTGGCGTCGGAACTTAGATTCGTCTGCTCTACAAATGTAGTATCTTGACCTAGATAAGGTACTTCGTACCATCTGGTATTCCCGGTCTCCACGATGTCTAAAACACCTAAGATATTATCATCAGTTATATTTACAGTCTTAAACTTCTCAGGTGCACCTACTGGCAGGGTTAGGGTCTTTACTTCTGCAGAGATAGCTTTTACTTGTTTTTTTAGTAGAAAAAGATTAATCGTATTGCCGGTTGATGAGTCGATACTAACTTCAGTTGGATCGTAGGAGCTTGAAAATCCGAAGTTTACTGTATCCTCAATTAAAAACTTTACAGGAGACCCTGTAGTTGACTGAAGTTGTGTGTTGCCTAGAACTGTTAGAGCTTGGTCGTAATTAGGTACTTGCTGGCCTCCTACTAGTTTAGCAGGTACAGTTTGGTAAACATCTAGAATCACTTGTGATGCTGTGCTTACTTTTGGACGGTATCCCATCGCATATGCGAGTGCGTAAAGGTTCTTACTTTCCTGGGCGTACTGTAGGTAGGTTTCTTGTAGCTGGGTGTCTTGGTAGAAGGCTAGTACATCTCCTACGTATGCAGCCATCTCTATAAACATCGTACCGGGCGAAGTTGGTGAGAAATCGTTGTATGTGTCTGGGAAGTAATTCTTAGTGTAGTTTATTAGCTCTTGTTTGAAGCTACTAAACGACTTGTTAATGTACTTTATGTCTCTTTCCTCTGCCATTATAGTTCAAAATTTATTGTAAGCTCGTCAGTTATTCCCGTCTCTCTAATAGCGTATTTTAGCTCAAAGTTTACAAGGTTTTCATCGTAAATTGGAACTAATTGCAAATTCCTTATCTCGACCTGCGGGAAATATATCTGCAAGCCTTGCGTAATATTCTCGGTAGCAATATCAATACTCTCTTGAGTTAAGTTTTCAAAAAGTAAATTTCTAATCCCGGATCCAAATCTAGGGTTAAAAACTCTCTCATTTTGCGCTGTTAAAAAGAAATTTATTAAATTTGTCCTGGTGGCATCTTTGGTG